AGTACCCTATGATAAGCAAAGAAGCATCTCGATACATTTTAGTGGCACGTAGATGCCCGAACGGCAAAACAGCAATGAAATTTAACGCCAATAATCCTCACGATGCTAAATATGGCGGACGATATTCGGTTGTTAAATGGAATAAGCTAACCGATTCCGAAATTCCCATAAGCCACAAATGTTGTGATGTTATGAAAAAGAAGCCTATAAAAAAATATGAGAAGGCGAGCGGAAATAAGGCTATACTTGCCATTATGGCTACTGAGAGTAATTTGAGAAAAAACGCTTGGATGGCGAACGGCTGCAATGCTTTTGATGCTAAACGCCCCACCTCTCAACCCATGTCATTTTGGACAGAGCAGGATGTGCTTGAGTATTTACGCAGATATAAAGTGCCTTATGCCTCTGTTTATGGCGATATCGTTGAAGAAAACGGCAAGCTTAGGACTACGGGCTGCCAGAGAACTGGCTGTGTTTTCTGCGGATTTGGAGCACATCTTGAAAAAGAGCCGACAAGGTTTCAGAGGCTCAAGGAAACACATCCGAAACTGTATAATTACTGCTTAAACGGCGGAGAGTACGACGATGAGGGTTTGTGGAAGCCCACAAAAGACGGGCTGGGTATGCGTCATGTGTTCGACGAGTTAAACCGCCTGTATGGCGACGGGTTTATTAAATACGAACAGGGAGGCGAAGAATAATGCGTGATATTGAATTTCGCGGTAAACAAACAGACAACGGCGAGTGGGTGTACGGCGTACCTACAAAAGATGGTCGTGGCGAAATGGTTATGGTGGAAAACATATTCGAGTGTGAAGAATATAATTGCCGTGGTGCAAATTGCTTGTATGTTGATGAAAATACCGTAGGACAGCGCATAGGTCTGAAAGATAGAAACGGCATAAATATTTTTGAGGGCGATATAGTAAAGAGAGTTTGGCTCGGCAAAATGTGCATTTATCAAATTGATTATGATAACGGTCTCGCACGTTTTATCGGGCGAGCGGGCATGATATTTAAAGCATCATTTTACTATGATTCGGAAGAGTTTGAGGTCATCGGCAATATCTATGATAACCCCGAGCTATTAGGAGGTGAAACATGAGTTGCAAATATTGTGAGTTCGACCATCCGGAAATGGATTGGGAAATTGAATTATATGAATCGACTTCTTATAAATATGAGGGAAAGAAATATTTTTTAGAAGTCACATATCCAGCAGATGGTAAGCGTTATCACAGGGTAAAGCCTGTGGAGGTTAACTATTGCCCTAAGTGTGGCAGAAAATTAAATAAATGAAGTTCTGAGCTGTTAGGAGGTAAAGAATGAGTGACTATATCGACCGTGTTGCACTCGGGATAGGCTTGTGTAACCGAGATGTTTTTGAGAACAAAGGTTATGCGGACGGCTGGAACGCCGCTGTTAAAATTTTAAAAGAAGCTCCCGCCGTAGATGTACAAGAGATTAAACACGGTGAATGGATTGAGGATAGCTATTACGATATTCCTTGCGTATGTTCATGTTGCGGAGCGGAAGCGCAATATACAAGCACCTTTAAAGAAACATTTGACTATGACTGGGAAGAAAACTTATGCCCTACAGGGTACGAAGAAATAAGAGAATATATTAAAACACCGTTTTGCTCTAACTGCGGCGCAAAAATGGACGGAAAAGAGGTTGAGGGAGAATGACATACGAACAAACAAGGGAACAATTTTTGCTTGCTTGGAATTCAAACGCTTATCTCAATATGTGCGAATCGGACGATATGCACAACGCTATTGTTGCCCTCGAAAAGCAGATACCGAGAAAGCCTATTGACAAAATAGACCCTATGTTTGGC